AATCAAACGACAAATGTTTCTCATTCTACAACAAAGAAACAAGTTCAAACGAACAAATCCCTTTACCTTTTAAATTCTTAGTTCTTGACGAAATGCATTGCATTAAAGGTTGGAACGATGCCACACAATCGGCTATCTTTTCAAACGATGTTAAATTTATTTCAAGAGAAGTAATGACCGTTAAACCTTATAAAGGTAACGAAATTGCTAAAGGACTTTACAAAGACATTAAAGAAAAAGTTGTAGCGTGTGGCGGTCACTATGTAAAATCAGTTTACATTATGTTAGAAGATGGAAAATTAGCCAATTTACAACTAAAAGGTTCAAGCGTTCAAGCGTGGGGAGATTTTACACAAAAAACACGTTCTCGTTTATCCGATGAGTGGGTTGAAGTTAAATCAGCTAAGGATGGTAAAAAAGGTGCGGTTAAATATTCAATGCCTGAATTTACGTTCTTACGTTCAATTACCGAAGCTGAGGGAGAACAAGCAGACGAAGTATTTAATGTACTTGAATCGTATCTTAAAACATATTTAGCAAAAGCAGAGCCTATTGTTGAAGATGAGATTGATTCAGAAGATGGAAATCCAAAAGATGATTTAGATTTTTAGATTTTATAGATTAATTATTAAAACCGATGCAATTAGTATCGGTTTTTTTATTTTAAATAGTACACAAGTACACATTGAAAGGTTAAACTATATTATATAAAAATGAAAAAATATAGTTTTATGTTTTTTTAAAATATTTTTTTACCTAAAAAAATGAAAATGTGTACTATTTCTTTGTTAGTACCAATGTTTATAGTATTTAACAATAGTACACATTGAAATACAAATGTGTACTATGTGTACTTTTAAAAATATTTTTACTTTTTATTAGTTTATATTAAATAAATAACTATATTTGTATACTCTCTGATTTTAAGGAAAATATTATATTAATCCCATAATGAAACAGAAGTCAGAGAGCTGTGGATTTATGGGATTTCTTATTTTAATTATATGACTAATGTAACAATTTATAAAAAAGCCTCTGATGTTAGTAATGGATTTACTAAAGATGTTTTGTTTTGCCTTGAAAGAATTAAACAAGGTAAATCAAAAGACTTAGTTGATTGGTTAAGAACATTACCATCTATTGAATACGATAAAAATAAAAGCAAATTGCCTGGGGTTTGTTTTAATGGCGTTTTTGAATATCGTTCAATAGCTGGTATAAAAGAACATTCTGGACTTATTATATTAGATTTTGATAAATTTAAAGATAATAGTAAAGCATTAGAATTTAAAGACTCTTTATGTGATGATGATTATATTTTTTCGTGTTGGGTTTCTCCAAGTGGAAAAGGATTAAAAGCACTTGTTAAAATTCCTAAAGAAATAGAAAACCATAAAGAATATTTTAAGTCTTTAAAAAAACATTATAACCATCCTAATTGGGATGATAGTGGTTCGGATGTAAGTAGATTTTGTTTTGAGTCTTACGATGAAGATTTGTATTTAAACGAAAGTTCTTTATTGTGGGATAAAATAGAATTACCAGAGGTTGAAGATATTGGAAGTAAAAATGTTACAATACCAATTAAATCTGATAACTTAATTATTAATAATTTAATGAAGTGGTTTGATGGTAAGTATTCAGTTTCAAATGGAAGTAGAAACAATAATTTATTTAAACTTGCATCTGCATTTAATGATTTCGGTATTAATAAAAATGTAGCCGAGCAAACACTTTTACAATATGAAACTAAAGACTTTGATAGTAAAGAAATAATATCTTTATTAAACTCTGCTTATAAAAAAACTACAAGTTTTGGAACTAAATTTTTTGAAGATAAAAATATAAAGCAAAAAATTGAAAAGCAAATTAGAACTGGTAAAAACAAAAAAGAAGTAGTTGAATATCATTCTGATTATGATAAAAAAGAAATCGAAAAATGCATTGATGAAATAAAAGAAGAAATATCTGTATCTGATTTTTGGTATTATAATGACAAAGGAAAAATTAATTTAAGCCCACATAAATATAAATTTTGGTTGCAACAAAACAATTTTTTTAAATATTTTCCAACCGATACGAGTACTTACACTTTTATAAAAATAGAACAAAATTTAGTTGAAGAAACAAGTGAAAAAAGAATAAAAGATTTTGTACTTGAACATTTATTAAATCGTGAAGATATTGGTTTTAGTCCTTATGACTTTATGGCATCAAGTCCTAAATATTTTCAATCTGATTTTTTAAGTTTTTTAGAGAGTTCAGAAATTAATATAAAAGAAGATACTCAATCAGAATGTTTTTTATATTTTAATAATTGTGTTGTTAAAATCAAAGAAGATGAAATATCAACTATTGACTATTTAGATTTGGATGGGTTTGTTTGGAAAAGACAAATAGTAAATAGAGAGTATAAAGAATTAGACCATCATAATTCTGTATTCCGTAAATTCTTATGGTTAATATCTGGTCAAGATTCCGAAAAGTACAATAGTTTTAAATCTGTTATAGGTTATCTTTTACACTCATTTAAAACGAGCGCAAATAATAAAGCTATTATATTTAATGATGAAACAATTTCAGAAAATCCAAATGGAGGTAGTGGTAAGGGATTATTTTGGAATGCACTATCACAAATGAAAAAAGTAAGTAGCATTGATGGTAAAACTTTTGAATTTACAAAAAGTTTTCCTTATCAGACCGTATCAACAGATACTCAAATTTTAGTATTTGATGATGTGAAAAAGAATTTTAACTTTGAGAGTTTATTCAGTTTAATTACTGAGGGTATTACTTTAGAATATAAAGGTCAAGACGCTATAAAATTACCAGTGCAACAAAGTCCTAAAATACTTATAACTACAAATTATACTATTGGTGGCGTTGGTGGTTCTTTCGAAAGGAGAAAGTTTGAAGTTGAAATGTCGGATTACTTTAGTTTTAAACATACGCCATTAGATGAGTTCGGTCACTTATTATTTGATGATTGGAGTACTGATGAATGGTTAATGTTTGATAACTTTATGATTCAATGCGTTCAGTTTTATTTAACTAATGGATTAACAAAACACGATTTTAAAAACCTTGAAGTACGTAAGTTTATTAAAAACACTTCACACGAATTTTACGAATGGAGCAAACCAGATAATGAGGGTAAAAATGATAATATTGAATTTAACACACGTTGCACTAAACAAACTTATTACGATTCATTTATAAATGAATATCCAGATTATAGAACTTATAAATTAAGTCAAAAACGTTTTACACAATGGTTAGAACAATATTGTAAGTTTTATAAATATGAATACTTAAGTGGAAATTCAAACGGTCAACGTTGGTTTGAAATAAAAAATGATAACGCTCCGATTATTGATAACGATGGGATAGATTTTTAGATATGAAAGCAATAGAAACAGAATACAAAGGAATACTTTTTAGAAGTAGATTAGAAGCAAGATGGGCAATATTTTTTGATGCGTTTAATTTGGATTGGGTTTATGAACCAGATTGTTTTTTATTATCAAACAATCAAAAATATACACCAGATTTTTATTTACCTAAATTTGATTTGTATATTGAAGTTAAACCTACTTTATGGTGGCAAAATATAGATTATCACTCAAATAGATATAAAATATTTGAAAAGGATTTATTAATACTTTCAGATGATTTTCCAAGTTTTAGGGTTAATAAATTATACCATTTTCACGATGGCGAAAAATTAGAAAACGATGTTGTTTTTATTCCTAATCATCATAAATATGGTCACTTCTTTTTTAGTGGTAATGACTTAGGTAGTTATGAAGATGAATTTAATGAAGAGTATAAAACAGAATTAAATAAAGTAAAACAATACAGATTTTACAAATGAAACAACTTAGAGATTATCAAAAAAGGATTTCAACTGATGCAAGTGAAATATTAACCTTAAAAAAGTTAGTGTGTTTATTTATGGAAGTAAGAACAGGAAAGACTACAACGGCATTAGAAACGTGTAAAAAAGTAAATGCTAAAAGAGTTTTGTTTATTACGAAAATAAAAGCATTTACAAGTATTGAACAAGACTATTGGGATTTCGGATACATACCACATTTTGATTTAGTAATTATTAATCGTGAGAGTTTACATAAAATTGAAACGAACGACTTCGATGTGGTTATCATTGATGAAGTACACGGATATACAAGTTATCCAAAGCCATCAAAATATTACAAAGATGTTAAGGAGCGTTTCGGAGATATACCAATGATATTCTTAAGCGGAACACCGACACCTGAAAGTTATTCTCAATACTATCATTTGTTTACACTTTCAAATCATAGTCCATTCAAACAATATAAGAACTTTTACCAATGGGCGAATGAATATGTAAATATAAAACTTAAGTATTTAGGTTACGCACAAGTGAAAGATTATAGTGACGCACGTAAAAAAGACTTTTGGCATCACATACGTTATCATATTTTAACCTTTACACAAGTGGAAGCTGGATTTACAACTGATGTAAAAGAACACGTTTTAAAGGTTAAAATGAAACCTATCACTTATGCAATAACCGAAAGACTAATTAAAGACTTAGTAGTAGTAAGTAAATCCAGCGGTAAGCAAATAATAGCCGATACTGGGGTAAAACTCCAACAAAAGATACATCAATTGTTTAGTGGAACGATTAAGTATGAAGATGGAAGTACGCAAGTAATTGATAATTCAAAAGCCGAGTTTATAAAAGAAAAGTTTAAAGGTAAAAAGATAGCAATTTTTTATAACTTTGTTGCTGAGTTGGATATGTTGAAGCAAACATTTGGAAACAAATTAACCACAGATTTAAACGAGTTCAACGCAACAGATAAAAATATTGCTTTACAAATTGTTTCAGGGCGTGAGGGCATAAGTTTATCAAAAGCCGATTACCTTATATTTTTAAACTTGCAGTTCTCAGCAGTTAGTTATTTCCAAGCAAAAGACAGGCTTACCACAATGGATAGAAAATCAAATGATATTTATTGGATATTTGCAGAAGATGGAATTGAAGAAAAGATTTACAAACGAGTATTAATGAAATTAGACTACACAAATGAAACCTTTAAAAAAGACTTCGGAATTAAGCGAACAACAAATACAAAAGAAGATAATAACCCAATTAGAAAAACAAGGTTACTTCACTCTTAAATTAATTAAATGCAATAAAAATGGTTACCCTGATTTATTAGTGGTAAAAGAAAATGAATGTTTTTTTATTGAAGTTAAAAAATCAAACGGTAAACTATCGGAGCTTCAAAAAATACGCATTGATGAAATGAGAAAAAAGAATATTAACGTCAAAATATGGTGTGATTATGAGTGCAACTTTGAATATTAACGGCTTTAAATTATATCTTAATTTCGATACACAACTATCAAAGAACGGAAAAGAAATTCGTTTAAGTGGAATAGCAAAGAATTGTAAATTAGCTGAAAAGTGGATAAAAGAAAACGGAACTAATACTCTTAAAAATCATTGGGTTTATACTTTTCGTTATGTTGATACTGATAAATTTGTTAGTTTTGAGTTTGATTATTATGATAAATTTATAGGTATTTATTTATGAACTACGACTTATTACTTCCGCTTTATGATTACCATTGCAATTTATTTATTGAGGGTAAAATATGCCTTGAATATTTTCAAGCAATCGAAACTGAATATATTAAACGACAAAAACTATTTACAATTAACTTAAATTAAACAATTAAATAAATAAAATTATGAAAAAAGCATATGTTATAATTTTGTATTTTATTACAATATTATTTTTCACATCAATAGCAATAAGTATTTCAATTAGATTTTGGAATCCTAAACTTACCGAAACAGAATTATTTTTAAATTATTGGTATTTAATTCCTATTAATATGGTTTTAGGTGTTTTATTTATTAAATTATTTGATAAAATAGATTAATTATGCCTAAACTAAACAAACTCGAACAACTAAAAAAAGATATAAGACAAGCGTATATTGAAAGGAATTACGAAAAAGCTAAGGAGTTGGAGAAAGAATTGCTTTATTTTGAATATGGAATTAAAAAATAGAAATTATGACAGTTATACAAAAAGCTAAAGAATTAGTACAAGAAATAGGAAAAGAAAAAGCAATTGAGCATTTTAAAAACAGAATAGTTACACCAAAAAACTTTCAAGATATTTGTAATAACTCAGGAAATGAAATTGCAATTAAATTTATTAATGATAATTATTGATTTATATCAAAATAATTTTGTAGTTTTGTAATTATGGCGTACACTCAAGAAAAAAAAGACGAATGCTTTGATTATATCATTTCAGAAATTGAAAGTGGTAAATCTTTGCGTTATGCTTTATCTACTAACGGAATGCCAAGTACTTCAACTTTCTATATTTGGCTTGAGGAAAAAGACGAGAAAGGCATAAAAACTATTGAAGCAGAAGAAAAATCGAAACGATACGCGAGCGCGTGCGAACTAAGGGAATTGATTTTACTTGACGAAATACTTGAAATTGCGGATAAGCAAGGCGAAGATGTAATAGTAGAAGGCGACAAGGTTTATACTAACCATAACGTTATCCAAAGAAACAAATTGCAAATTGAAGCGCGTCAATGGGTGCTTGGAAAATTAAGACCTGAGAAGTACGGAAATAAAACCGATGTTACTACCAAAGGCGAAAGTCTAAATACTAAAGTCGAACCAGTTACTTTCATATGCAAGTAGAATTATTTAGCCATCAAATGGAATTTATCCAAAGTGATAAAACATATACGGCTATTGTTGGTGGTTTTGGAAGTGGTAAAACTTTCATAGGTATAGCAAAAAATGTCGAGATGAAACTATCAATGCCCGGAATTGACGTTGCTTATTATCTTCCAACATATCCACTTATTCGTGATATTGCATTTAAAAAGTTCTCAGAGTATTTAACATTAAGAAATATACCTTATAAACTTCACGAAACAAACAAAGAGTTTTTAACACCATTTGGACGTATTATTTTGCGTTCAATGGATAATCCGAGTTTGATTGTAGGTTATGAGACTGGTTATGCTACTATTGATGAAGCGGATGTTTTACCATTAAAAAAAATGCAATCGGCATTTGATGCTATTTTAGCAAGGAATAGGGCAGTTATCCCAAGCGGTAAGAATAAACTTGATTTTGTTAGTACCCCAGAGGGTTTTAAGTTTGTTTATAAGTTTTTTAAAAAGGAAGTCAACGATAGTAAGAAGATAATTCACGCACATACCGAAGCAAACACCACACTACCAAAAGAATATATTGAAAATTTAAAGAACACGTATACAACAAATCAATTAAAAGCATATCTTTACGGGGAGTTTGTAAACATCACAAGCGAAAGCGTTTATAGTTCTTACAATCGCGAAGTACATAGGCATAATGAAAAGATAATAGCTGGCGAGATACTTTATGTCGGTATGGATTTCAATATTACCAATATGAATGCCGTTATTTTTATCAAACGAGATAGGAAAATGTATGCCGTTGCAGAATTACCAAGTGCTTATAATACTCAATCTTTAGTTGAGCAATTAAAAGCACGTTACCCAAATCATAAATTAAGGATTAATCCTGATGCAAGTGGAAACGCTCGAAGCACAAGCGGAAGTTCTGACTTTGGAAT